CGTAGGAATATCAATTGGCCCGAATTCAATCAGTGTCGGAATATCAATTGGCCCGAATTCAATCAGTGTCGGAATATCAATTGGCCCGAATCCAATCAATGTGGGGATCTCAACTGGCCCGAATTCAATCAGCGTAGGAATATCAACTGGTCCGAAATCAATCAGCGTAGGAATGTCAATAGGCCCGAACTCTATGATGCTTGGAACGCCCTCTAATGCATCAATTAAAATGTTGATGCTTGGGAAATTGATTGGTGTAAGACTCAAACAAGGAAATAAAATAGGGGGAACATTAATTTCAGGAGGTTGAATAGTGCAATCGCCAATATCACATGTTGGCAAGTCTGGAATTTCCGGCATTTCAATGTCTAATACCGGCTCTATTTCGCTTGTTGGAATTTCTGGCTCTAATGGATTGGCTGGTGTAATAACTGTTTGACAACGAGGGTCAACAATGATTGCTACTGGCGCTATTTTTGCATTAGGCGCGTAGGTATGTGTGCCTTCTAATTGCGTTGATGTAAAGGTTCCATCACCGAAATCAATTGTGAACTGGGTGAAGTATCCCTCAATGTCTATTTTATATTCTAAGTCTACACCAACACAAGCATTAGGCTCATCGGGTTCAATTATATCAGCGATAAAATCAACAACAGTTATACAAAAGTCATCGACACAAACTGGAACCTCACGTAGACATCTAATTCTGTAATCTAATGTTTCGACATTTGGATCAAAATTATATCCAACGAACTCTTGAAGATTAACTACTGCATCGACAAGTTGATTATGGTGTTCAGCTACCACTAAACCACGAACTACCGTTCCAGCCCGTGGGCATATAGTTGTGCCACCGATGATGGAATTATAAGATGTGTTTTCGCCTCCTAGACCTCTCAGACACTTTTTAAGTTCGTTAATTTTACCATTTGCATCTGTTCCTACTGCATCATAGTAAAAAAGCTCCCCATTGATTGTGCCGAATCCATTTGTGGGCCAAAGTTCGGGGGAATCTTCCTCCACCGGGACGATTTTAATAATATCTGACCAGGGTTGATTATCTTCACGCAACAAGGCTTCGGTTGAGTTGTAAACCAAGTAGAGTGTTGAATTATCATCAATCCCTAGCGGATATGCCGGTTTAGGAGGAAAGTTTCTCATATAGCCTATAATTCCTTTTTTTATATATACACGTTATGAACTAATAAGTGGTCAACATCCACTGTTCACCATCAGGTCTGGCCCCCAAGGATGTGAACGCTTTGCTCGCCTCATTAAATTTGATGAATGTGTTGGGGCTGTAATCGTAACTAATGTAAGCCCTTCTATCTCCATCAGATGTTACAAGCAATGAGTTTTCAATATTGCTATAACCAGAGACGGTGCGATCTTGCAAGGATGCAAAAGCGGCTGAATCTGACCCAACAGTTCCAGTTTCCCACACACCAGTTACGTCATTATATGCGGAAATAGCAGGAGTATTACTGAAGACAAATACTCCGCTTACCAAGTCTGTCATTTCTCCTTCTAGTTTAGTTCCTCCTAACATATCGGGAAGTTTTCTAATATTGCGAATTGGATCGGCTAACGTGCCTTCTGTTCTGTAGAAGCTCTTTAGTCTAAAGAACACGCCTATTCCATCATTTCTTACCAAATAGCCTGTGCTACTTTTAGTTGCAGTGCGATAGACGGAAAAGTGGCCATGCTCAGGTTGTCCTGTTACAGAATCATATATGGCTACATTTTGAGTTAATTCATCAGCCCCATTCAAATAATTTTCGCTTTGCAACAGGTCTTGTGTTGTGCTTAAATCTGATAGGTTGTGTTTAGTTTCAAATTGGTTTGTTGGTGATGTATCGGGTGGTGGAACGGGATCTGTTGTATTTCCAAACAGGAATGTTGTAAACGGATACATAGTGTATCCCACCCAGTTCCAAGGTTGATCAATGGTTGGAGTAATTAAAGGAACTGCGTAGGTATCATTGAAGCCGTTGAACTCCATTATTTTTATTTGTTCTGATAAAGGTGAATCGAGAATATCTCTTCCACTTGCCCAATAAAGCATTCCTATTCCCCTGTTTCCTGAAGCCAAAGTGGAACGTTGGGCAAAATGGGTGTTTTTATTGAATTCCTTAATAAGTTGAACCTTATTTGACTCTGTTTGTAGAAAGTCATCATTACGGTCTACGGTCAACGAAACAGGTCTAATTTTAAATGTTTCACTAATTAAGCCAAATTCACTGGCTTTGACATCACTACTGTTTGGAACAAAGTTCCACATCCAGAGATTTAATTGTTCTACGACATCAATTGAATCTTCATAGGTGGTTATGCGATATGCTCCATTTTCTGTGTCGCATCTTACAATTAAATCATAAATGCCTCCTACGCTATAGACTGCTCTAGCAGTGTTGGAATTACCGTGTGATAAATCATCTGTAATTTCCCAAATATACTCAACAACAGGGTCTACAGGCTCTCCATTTGCATCTAGGGCTTCTCCTGAATAAGTTCTTCCGAATGGTGCGTTGACTGATTCTGTTCCTGGTTTTAATCCATCTTCGATTTCAAAATCTATAAAAGTTTCCACTGGTGTGCGAATCATGGGGAAGGTTGTAAATGGCGGTCCATCTGATGGATCTCCTAGTGTTGCTATTTGTTCTTGTCTTTCTACAATTGTAATGGTGGCTTCAGCAGGGGCGGGATTTCTTACGTGGATGTATTCAGGGAACACAACTGTATCTGAACCAAATCTGTTGGTGGTTTTTAAAGTCACATCATATTTGCCAGCTTGACTGTATGTTTTTTGTATAGTGCCACCATCTATATCGAGCACCTGAACATTAACTTGATTTATAGGCACGACGCTTGCCACAGAAATTGTTGATGGACAGGGTATGAAGGACGCAAATGAGGCATAAGACACCATTGAACAATCCCCATCACCAAAATCCCAAAGATGCGTAACAGGATCAACGGGACACCCTTCTCCTATCTGAAAACTCATGTCTGTAAACACAACAGTTAAAGGGGCAAGTCCCATAGTTTTATCAGCAGTAAACCAAGCGCGAGGTTGCAACACCAACTTATGGAGAAAGTTGATTCTACCCTCCATAGTCGGACCATAAGGCTCTAGGTCGAGAGTGCCTTTAATTCCTACAAATTCCTCAATTGCTATAATTGCATCTTTGAGGGCATTGTGGTGTTGTGCCATCACATTCTGCGTAACATTCGTCACTCGTTTAGGCTTGGCAACATCGTCAAATATAGGCAACAATTCTAAATTGTTGAATGTAAAGGTCTTGCTTGTTAATTGTGTGCTTCCTGTGAAGAAGAATGAAATAGCTCGTTCCGCAGGGTCGCTACATTGCTCGGTAAGGGTAATATATCCTGTTGCAGGGAAATTAAGGAAAACCTCTAAGTCACCTTCAACAGTGATTTGTGTATCACCTGGGTTATAGTCCTCTGCCAATCGCAACCTAAGTGAATCATGCACTTCATGCATATTGATGATTGAGTCTAATTCATCTGGGTATTCGCTGCCTTGTGGTATAGTCATATTTATCTCACAATTAACTTGTCTTCTGCGTAGCCTCTTTTAATCAGCGTACTCTCAAAAACTATCATTACAGAAGGATCGTATTCTCCTGGTTTTTCAAAATAATGAGTAGTAGCATGAATGTTGGGGTCATCTACCTGCTCGGTATTTGTGTCTCCGAAAATCCAATACCTCTGTGCTATTGCCCCGTCTGTTTGATCTATAAAATGAAATTTAGTAGGTGACTTGCCCTCAGCAGCCGCAGTCTCTATGGATAGGTTGCCCGGTGTATCCTCATCACCAATTATGTAAAAATAAGGAGTCACCTGCTCCTCATCTACAATGATATACCCATGCTTTGTTTGAAATCCTGTTCCGCCTTTCTGAGTAACAATATCAAGACGAACAGAATATCGACCTTCATTGTGATAAATGTGAGTAGGACTTCTTTCGGTAGATGTCGCCCCATCCCCGAAATCCCACAAAAAACGAACCGCATGACCTAAAGTGAAGTTCTGAAACCTAACAGTTAAAGGTGGAGGGCCTATTAGTTTAGGGGCCGCTCTAAAGAGCGGTCGAGGCGCAAGCCATCTTTCTTCTAAATTAATCAATAAATCATTGAGGCTTTCATCTGTTGGACGAACTTCTGTCCCTAGATTGGCCTCCATATTCAAAATGGCATCTCTTAAAATATTATGCTGTTCAGCCATCACGCCGCTAGTTATGGGTGTGTGGGCAGGCCATCGGTTTCTACGAGTTCCATTGAATCCACGAATTAAATCTCTAAAACTATTATCAGTTTTTGTGTCATAATATATGATTTCATGGGTGCCTACTTCTCCAGGCTCAGTTCCTATTCTTACCAAGCCATTATCTGGAAAAGAACTCGTATCCTCTACGAGAATTCTTTTCCCACTATAAGGAAGAGCGTAAGTTAAAGCGGTTTCTGCATTATTCGTAGCAACATATAAATCTTGTCTGGCATCATATACTTCGGGATAAACCGAAAGATCGCCAAGTGAATATCCTGGGTCAAGCGAGGATATTTTATCAACCATTATTCCTCCTGATCGTCATTGTCATCATCTTCTTCTTTTGCACCTTCGATCAGCTTTTTCATTTCTTCACCTTGAAGTTTCTGTTGCTGGTCAATTATATTTAGTAGTTGCTGCTTAATTGGTGCCTCATCATGTAGAGCAAAAATGCATTTTGCCAATTCTAGGTCAACAGGTATATTTAAGGCCATCCTTAAATTTAACTCCTCAGTTAGTCTTTGATTCCAGTATTCTCGCTGAGTTTGAGGGTTATCAAAAGGCTGCAAGGGTTCAATATTTTGAAGGGTATCGAGGGCTTTAAGAAAATACTTAGATTCTTCCATAACCTCTGTAAGTCTTTTCTCCAACCTATTTAGTGACTTGCTAAGTGAAATTTTACGCCTTTCCACTTGACGGGTATGAATGGCTCTCTCTTTTTTTGCAAATTTTTCTTCTCCTTCAGGTGGTGTAGCGTTTCTTTGAACTTGAATGTCCAATAATTCAAGATTATCATGGGTTTCTTCAATTTCTAAATTGATAGATTCCAAATCATCTCGTCTTTTATTAAGTTCCCTCATACACTGCCACATTTTGCTTTGTACAGTTGGTTCCTTATTAACTATGAAATGATTGAGTTGATAAAAACTGTGTCGATCTACAACGCCGAACTCCAGGTATTTATCAGTTTTCTGAAGGACACCGTTTAATTCAGTGACCAAATCGCGGGGTTCTCTTACTTCTTTTGTTTCTTCACTTGACATAGAATTCTCCTTTAGAGATAATATAGTTGCAATTTAACTCTTTTGAGGGAACAAGGAATGATCAAATCAAATCCGTTAAGTGGTGTTCGCTGTTACCTCGGTGGACCCATCGAATTTGAAGATGGAGAGGCGAAAAATTGGCGGGAAGAACCCAAACAGGTTCTCCGTGAAAGGTTCGGGATTGATGTATTTGACCCGTATGCTGACCCAAAACAACAATGGGCACCCGCCTTGCGCGAGGCGCGGGCTAAACTCGATTTCGATACAATGGCCCGTATAGCAAATGATTTTGTCCGCAAGGATCTTAAAAAGGTAGATCGTGCAGACTTTTCAATTGCCTATCTTCCCAAGGGGTTAGCCACAACTGGCACACACCATGAAATTATCAATAGCGTTAATATGAAAGATCCCACCTTACTTGTGTGTCCACAGGGCAAAGAACATGTGCCTTTGTGGTATTATGGTTTTATCCCGCATGAAGTCATGTTCGGTAGCTGGGGGGGCTTATATGGCTACCTAGATGAAGTCAATGAAGGAAAACACACACACAACAAGCGGTGGGATTTCATTTACGAATTAATTTAACGTTTTTTGCTGGAATATAATCCTTTGTGAACATGATTTGAGCGAACATATCCTGTTGGATAGCTGTTTCCAGTAGTAACAGTTGGATGTTTAAACTCTGCTTTTGATGGCAAATGTGCCGGGAAAGCTGCTCCAACATCAATGGGAACCTGTATTGCATCTTCTGGAATATCTGGCATATCTGGTATATTTACTGTAAAAGTAAAACCAATTGGTGTGCCGGAAGGTGGCAACACATTCTCATCAATTGTTATTTCTGGTTTCTTGTTCTTTTCATCTGCTATATCTAAAAAATAATTACGCATTTCATTCCTCTATTCTTATACTTCCGGTTGTAGACTTCCAAGATAGGTCGCCTCTAAATTTTTCTCTACTATTAAAATCAAACGGGGCGAGCGATCTCTGCCACGTCTTATAGTTTTTCTTCTCGTAGTGGGAATAGTAATGGTGATTGCTATTCACAGTCCAAGTATTATTGTTTTCGGCCCACATGGGTAAGCCTTCAATCGTTTTGATTGCTTCTTCAATCAATTCCCTATTTGCCTCATCTAGTTTTTCTTGAGCCTTCTTTTCTTCAGCTAGGTCCAAATAATAATTACGCATCAATCTACACTCCCGCCTAATACAGCTTTAAATTTAGAATTACAGGTTGCGGTGGCCATCAAAGCCCACATTTCCTTACATCGGTCCAGCTTCCCTTCTTCAGGAAATGGACCCACTTTTTTAATCATCTTCTTATTTATGCAGATACCATTCAAAGAACAATCTTTCCATTTATAGACGCCTTCAACAATAGGATAAACCACATCTGTCTCGTCTTCTATAAACTTACTCAGGTTTTTACACACCTTCTTTTTGACCCATGTGCCTGCGCATATAAATATCACCCATTCTGCTGGAGCATTTCTAAGTCCGGTATTTAGCAAGGATGTAATAGTGTTCTTGCTTTTTACGGTCTTTTTACAGAGCTTCTTCATTTCCTTCATTACATCTGGGGGCGTAGTTCCAGCCGCCACAGCAATAAATGGATACTCTGGATAGCTCAAAAAAATGGATCTCAATGTGTTTTTTAATGATCTGACATGCGGTTCTGGACAAAGGACCACAAATCCAAAATCAAGACTTTTAGGTTCAAACATTAAGTAATTGTTCTTTCAAAATCTACTCGAATTACATCATCCGATGTAATTGCGGTTGCTAAGCTAAATTTTCCACTGGCAGCAGTAGAAGTGAAGCTATTCAAGACCCAATCAGCAGTCGGGTCATCACCAGGGTGGTAAAGGGATTCATACTCACTTATTCTAGTGCCGTTGACAAATACTCTCAGGGAGCCATCAATATAATCGGCATAAGTAGGTATTTTATAATCTTTGTATTGTGTTCCAGTAATGTCGTATTCTGGTTCCACATCATAAAAGTGGAGATGGAGCGCATCTAGGGAAAACTGCAAGTCTAAATACATCTTGCCAGCTTGATAACGCCAAGCAGTGCTAACGGAATCAGCCATAACAACAGTTCCAGTAAGAACTTCAACAGGGGTATCTGACATGCCTGCTGTTTCAAAATTAAAGTCTATTAAATTGGCTTCATCTTGAATTAGTTCCAATCTCTCACGTTCTCGCTCTGTGAATCTTACAAATTCATCGGCTGGCAAGAGAAATGCAGATTGATCTGTTCCATCAGTGTGTTCTTCGCTACTATGCAGAGCCAAATCAACTGCGGAAGTTTTTAAATTTCCGTTATCTTCAAGAGACGCTGCCAATCTAGCATATAAGCTACCTGAAGATCCGGCTGCACCACCTAAGTCTGCGGCCTGTCTATCTACAGCATTATTGATCGCCACTTGTCTGGCGATGATATTCGTCAGGGGCTTGTTATCATAAGTGTGATGATAAGGATCTGTTGGATTATAATAAACTTCTGGAACTAAATCTATGTTTGGCATTTTATGAACCTATCTTGGAATTCCCTTATCCTATATAGATTGTGGTCAACGAAGGTTTCCCAATCTTCATCTACTTTTTCTAGCCATCGGAAGGTTTCTTCCCATTTGGGACCATAATCCCCAAGGAGTTCTTCATCGGGTTCTATATCTCTAAGAAATAAATAAACTATTTGCCCACTATTGGGGTTTTTTGGAGAACGACCTTTTGCGGCCACAATCTGAACATTTTGTTTTTCCTGGCAGTGATTAACAAATGCCGCATATCCCATTGGTATCACATATCTGGTTGGGTCTTTATCCGTAGCAGCAAATTTATATTTGCCTGCGTAATATGTTGCTATATCAGTGATTGATTGAATAGGCACTTGTGCGCCTACCAGTTCAAGACAATCGCCTTTTTTTAAAGGCACTTTAGCAAACAAACCCAAACCGGCACCGGGAATGGTGGACTTTTTAACATTATACCGATGGTCAGTTTCTTCTACGCAAATCATAATTCACCCTTTTCAATAGCTTCATTCAATTCAGCAATAGTGACACGTCTTCCTGCAATCTCCGAAACAATGTCCTCAAACACCAGTTTCATGGTATAAAAAGACCTCATTCGTGTAACGGGGTCATTGCATTCCGACACCCACCACTGCTCCTCTGTAATCGCCCAATCGAGCGGTTGACCATTGAAGTATAGAGCGTCTATTGTTTCTCCAAGGTCGTTGGTAAAAGGCTTGATTTCTACTTTCATTCTTTTTTTTCCATGTGCTGTTCTGCCATTTGATAAATGAAGGATACGATCTAAAGCCAACGCCTCTATTTAATTCCTTTCCTTGGTTATCCAGAATTAAATATGTGGGGTAGCCTTTTGTAATCTTATACTTCCTAATCAATTCTGATTCAGTATCTTTGATATATCTAGTAACGTAGTGTTTTGGCGCAAACTCTTTCCATCTCTTGTCTTCCAAGGTTTCTTTTTTCATTTTTTGGCAATAGCTGCACCAATCAGCAGTAAAGAACAAGAAGATGTGTTTCTTTTCCTCTTGTGCTTGTTCCATTTCCTTTTCTAGCGGATCGGCTCCTACAAGAGCTAACAAGACAATTAAGTTATACAAAGTTTAATCTCCAATTCCATGTAATTTGCATTTCTTGCGTCTTGGTGAGTCTTGGGAATGTGACCATACTGTAAAGATCATTGTTGGCGAGGACTAAAGCCATTTCGTCAATTACTTCACTGTGAGTCGTGCCAAATTCGGAAAAACTCAAAACGCTTGTGAAGATAACTTGTGTACTATCAGTAGTGGCAAACACGCCCTTAGAAACCAAAGGGGTGCTAAATAAAGCGGTCCTATGGCCTTCGACATATTTGGGTGTTCCACCACCTGAACCTGTAGTCCCAGCATTACCAAAAATCATGTAGGTCACATAATTAGTGAAGCTGTCCCCGATTTCATTTGCGAGGGATTTGGCTAAGGCTTCTCGTCCTGTGGTTAAAATGGTGTTCCTAAACCGCTTAACCTCTTTATCACCGTTTTTATATTCAATGATTCTTTCAACATCGCCTCTTGTTTTTATTTGAGATTCAATCATTGGGTTCCTCTTTATATTCGATATGCATATTTATGTCTTCATTTTGACCTACGATTTCAGTGATTTCGTCACCATTCTTGGCATTTAACACTGACATGTATGCCCAAGAAGTCATAGGAGTCGCTGTTTCTGTCGAAATGGAAATAATATCAGCACCACTTCTATTTACACCATCAACCGGGGGAGTTGATTCAAATTCGTGACCGTCACTGGCTGGTTCTTCTTGGTCTGGCACGGTGAACGCCTCTCTGGCTATACGATAAATTGTAAAATCCTTAGATTCGCCGCTAAGCGACCAATCCTCCTTTGGCCCGTTCAATGTAATAAGAGTATTTACGCCGCCGTATTGCCCATTTATATATTCCATAGCGTAATAGCCGTGGATTGGTGGCGAACCAGGAGGGCTACCTGTATCATAAATTAAAACCAAGAAGTTCTCCATCATACGATCTTCGTCTGAAACGGTGCCAGGAGGGTTTTCTCCATTTTGAACATCTAATGAGTTTTCTAAATCACTTCCACTCACCAAAAGTTGCATTCCTCGATAGCCCACATATCCCACATCATCTGCAATTCTGCGGTAAATTGTAATGCTTCCCGAACCTACTGACCCTGTATAGTCGTCAATATAGAACTTTTTAGTTTCACCATCCACAAATTCTATAATTGGATATTGTGTGCTGCCATATAGGCAGTAATCACCTATCTCAATATATTCATTGCGTATATCTGTTACCGCTCCATCCACCACTTCTATTGTTGCACGATCATGAAGGGTGGTTTGTCCAGTATCACTATCATCAATAACTGCGGCAGAATCATCTAATAATTCATATTCAATGTCACTCCATGCTCCTAACAGTAAGGCTTCTACTGCTGTTAAGTTATCAATTACCAGACTTCCATCAGAATTGAGCTTACCGATGTCAAAGGTTGCAACGCCGGGAGATGTAATACTAAGTTGCCAAGGACCACCCGTGTAAACAGGGTCGTTATCTACATCCCATTGCGTTTTAACTCCAAGAGTGTTGAAGTCCAGATTGCTGTCAGTAAATGTAACCCACTTACTGAGAGCCAAGTTATTAGTAGCATTGCTGTAGCCCACATTGGAAAGTCTAAATCTAAATTCAGTCTCATCTAAATATGGGGCGATGCCCGCTTCGGGTATAGTATCAGGCGATCCTGCATCAATCGTCATCATGTGATATGCCGTATCACCTGACAAAACATATTGGCCTGTGTTGCTGCCTGAAGTGATTTCAAGGACATTAGGATTACTTCCAGGTGTGTAGGCTGATGGATTGGCTAAATAAACTCCGTTGTCTATGCCTATTTCTTGCAAATTAAGATAAGGAGTATAAAGCACTATTTCTTCATTGGAAACTGTTCCACTGCCTGTAGTTTCGCTTGTCATTGAAGATAATGCTTCTCTTTTTAAAACAGTCGCATCAACAATGCCTGCTTGAGCAACTCTGGATTCTCGCTCCATGCTCCTTTGGAATATTTTTTGAATATTCCCACCCGACACGGTTTCTTCGTGCGAGTATTTAACAAGTATGTCTAATTCTTCTGATGTGGTGTTGACAAATTCACTTATTAGCCCTGAAAAATTCAAGGTGTGCAGTATGGCTTGAAATGGAGTGTATTCATCTATGATTTCGAGAGTTTCAACAATGCGATCATTAGTAATATCTTGGATTTGAACATCCAAATTGAATTTGCTGCTTATGCAAGCTGTGCAACAATCTACAAAATCTTTATCAATATTACATGGGTCGGTTGAATCTCTTAAGCTACCATTAAATTCATCCATGTTGTAAATGTTTTCACTGAATGGAAATTCAGTTCTAATCTGTCCAAAGACAACATCTGGTGAATAAGGGTGTCTCGTAGGGATGACTAAATCAAACATCACGTCATCTTCTTCAATAACTCTGACATTCCAATTCTTATGAGGATATGCCTGATCCCTATCATCCCTTTGATCTGATAAAGGCAAGGTTCTAATATAGGTTTCTATTGTTTGCTGTGCAGCATCAGGAATTACATTGATTAAATATGTTACCTTAATCGTGTCGCCTTCAACCAAATTGATAGGATTGACAGATAAATCTCCACCTACCCATGTCATTGTGGTCGCCCCTGTATCTACATCATATGAAAACGACACATAATCGGATGTTAAAATAGTCCAATCATCTTCATCAACGCCTCGCATTTCTAATTCAAAATTAGTTGCAGCATCTCCAGTCAGAGGCAAGATTGGATTCCTGTTAAGAATGAATTCCTCTTGATTATCCTCGGTAGCGTAATGAGCCTCACACCATGTATATGACGATATTATTTGCCACAAAGGCGTGTATTTCAGCATCAGAATTCCTGCTTCTTGCAGTGCTTCTCTCAAAGAGGGCAAGGTTCCTTTCTTCTTGTAAAGGGGGATCGCTTTTTTGATTTGTCTTCGCCACAAGGCAATATCGTCACTGCGTAATTTCTTGTTGAAATAATTAGCCAAGATTTGCAGGAAGGTTGGATTGGTAACATTTGCATCAAGGATGTCAATTAATTGATTGCCCAAATCTTCTATTTCAGTAAAGTGTTCCGCAATTGCCCCATTAAACCTTGCTAATACATCAGGAGTTAAATCTGTATCTGCAACAATTGTTTCAAACATGCTTGGCTGATATGCCGTCAAGAGATTGATGTATTTTTCGGGGTCTGTTTGGTGGCTTGGTATGACAGTCGTAATTGCTGTGTCCGTTTTAATTCTAAATAACCTGTAATCAGTATAACTATCCCCAGCCGGATCTTGCTCCCAGTGCCAAACAATAAAATAGTCGCCCTCCCTTTGATCGTAAGGTTCCCAATTTAAGGAAAATACGCCGTATTGAGTATTGCCGTCCTCGTCTTCTTCTACTGGATCTAGAATGGAATTATCGGGGTCACTTCTTAGCCAAGCTGGAAAATCATCAACACCGAAGACTTTTACTGGAACCGCTTCGTTGTAGAAAAATAAAGATGTAACTTTAGAGGCGTCTAAACTTTGTCTGGCTTTCTGTGCCATTTTGATGTTATCAGGGGTGGGATTAACGCACGCTTCTTTTTCCCATTTCTCAGCGTGTGCTAATTTATCTTGATCATAGGTTTCTTCTTCATAACCTTTCACTTGATCATTTAAATAATCTCTTTTGATATAATATATCGTTACTTTAGATACCTTCCACGGCTGCTCAGTGGTAGGCAGGCAATCATCTGATAAAGGGCACCTTATATCAAATATAATTGTATCTGAGAGTGTGGGGGATTCATTTATTCTCTTACTGGCCATTTAACTTCCTATTCATAAGTAAATGAAATATCAATGGTATCGGGACGAATAATCTGATAGTATTTTGTAATTACTGAACTTCCGCTGTTGTCTGGGTCGTCTGTGGTGAGTTCTACGGCGACGGTGTTAATTTCACTTAAGTCCAGAATCACCTTCATCATGTCTAATTCTTGCAGGTCTTGGCTATATTCCCAATTGTTTAAATCAAAGAAGTTTTCCAATCTGTTTTGTATCTTAGTTTTAGTTTCTTCTTCAAATTTGCGTCGTGTTCGACTCATAACCACTTCAAGGGCTATGTCCACTAAAATTATTTCTCCATCTTTAATACACAAGTGATCTGTTATCATCTTTTTTTCTTCTAAGAATTCATACAACTCACTTTTGAGTTCACTACTGGCTTCCTCTAACTCGTCATTTTCTTTTCTAGCCAGAATGTAAAGGTCAACGATATTAGCTGCGCACCCGTAATTCCTTAAAGCAGCAGTGCTTTTTCCTACTTGTCCTTGATATGGGCTGGCAAACTGGTCGGTTAATGTTTTATAATCTAAACCCGTTACAGCACGATTTTGAGTTGCAACATAAGCTGGTAATTTTCTTCTTATATCTTCTATACTATCTCCATCATACCCAAATTCGCCTCTTGTATAATTTGAAAAAGTTACAGGTATGCCGTAAGGTGGAACATCAATTGATAGAGACAGTTGTTTTGAAACAGCGTTTGCTACAATATTTCCTCCTCTCCCGCCACCTACTCGATAAGTTATTGTAACATCCGAATTTACACTGGGTATTAAACCTGCTTTGTTGTCGCCAAAAGACACATAAGCCCTCCATAACGAATCATAATCTACTCTGAATTCTCTCCGGGGTTGGGAGTCTGTGAAATAATCGACTTGTTCCCATTCAATTCCATTTATGAAAACCCTTATTGAGTTTTTAATTACTGGATTAGAAGTCAAGGATACGATTTGCCCGCCATTTCCGTCAGATGTATACAAATGTGTTTGTGTTTCGCCTTCTAAGCCTACGATAGATGATGTGATTGTTTGTCCTGGCGGGATTTCAATGTCTTGATCAAACAATGGGTTATTCTGAGCATCAGCCATAAACAACTCAACAGTAATTGGCCCTTCTGCGGTATTTATTGTGACATTGTATGGAGTAGTAATAGACAATATAGTTGTAAGAGGGCTTTGTATCTCAGCAGTCCAAAGAGAACGAGCGGCAATTGGTGGCGTAGGTTCAAACCCCACAAGATTAGACAATCTGAATGCATTATCTATTTCTGCCACAGAATCAATAAAAACCTCATTAGCAATTTGATCTATTTTAAAACTAAGCGTATCAGCCAAAAAAGCCCAGTTTTCTATCAACATGATAGCTAAGGAAGATTCTACAAAATCATTAAAATCATCAGAAAAGTATTCTGTGATTAATTGTACTATACGAGACTTCATAGACCAAAAATCTTGAGATGTATAATTTAAATTCTCAATTGTGGTGGCTGTATAAACCTCTGGTAAATCGTAAGGTGTAATTTCAAATGGACAATCTATCGCCATTATGTTCCTCCAATAGGCATTTTAAGCACTAATTCTTGCACATTTTTTATGTCTTGTGGATCTACAAATGTAATTTTAATCCCTAATATGTGACCTTCATCCTCTGGTATGTCTTCCTGCAAAGGATTTGGCTCATCGAAAAATCCTGTGCCTGTCCAAACATCTACGTCTTGAACAGCTATTCTAGGTTCCCAAGATTCAAGAGACTCTATTATCATTTCTCTTGCTTCTTCAATAAGGGTTGGATCGTTTGGTTCAAAAAACAACTCTCTCAAGGGAGTGCCAAAATCAGGCAACATAACCCGTTCCCCTGGACTGGTTAATAATAAAATCAACAAATCACTTTTTATTTGATTAATTCCCCATTGGGTTCTTAAGTAGCCTCTAGGGTGTTTTTCAATTGGATAAGGCATACCCTTAAAGTTTTTTTCTTCCATTATTTATTCCTCACTATCCAAAACACCCATCACTTGCAGCTTGTGCTAGGCTACCATTGGAAACCAACACTCTATTACTGAACGAAAGTGGCGACAAAGCCACAAGGAATGGCATGATTGGGCAATACATGGCACATACGTCTGTGGCACATCTTGCCAAACATGGTCCCTTTTCATCACTATCAGGAATAGGGCAGTCTCGTCCTGCTGCTAGTATTATAAACTGTTCTGCAAAGAAAACGTGCATCTGTGCATAATTATAATAAAGCTGCTCAACGTATGTTACATATGTATCACTCACATACAACAACCTTGAACTAGGCCCCAAACAACCCTCAGTATTTCCTACAATAATTAACTCAAATCCTTCTGTGAATCGGAAATATTCTCCAGCAGCACGCACCATAATATAGCCGCAAGTAGGATATTCTTGTATTCTAATAAAATGAGGACCACAGCACGCCTCTTTTTGAGGCGCTAGGATTTGAATAAATTGCTCCTGGCACTCTTGTTGACTGAAGTTGTCCCGCATATCAATCTCAAGACCATATCCCGTCCTGAGCCTTACGAAGGCCCTTTTAGCAAGCGGTATAGGTTGTCCACATTCTTTTCTATATGGAGACTCCTGTTCATTTAAATGATCAATCATCTCAAGCGTGTGATTACTGGTAGACTGTAGTGTGATGCCTCTGTTTGGTCCCGCAAGTGGGTTTGGCGCTGGCTGTAGAGTGTCATCACTCAGTTCTACACGATTACCAGTAGCAGTAAGTAATAAAATACCATTACGCCTTGGTCTTTCTTCACCTGTCTTGCGTTCGTTAATGGTGTTTTTCCAAGGATCACATTGAGGATCGCACCCATCTTTTACATTTGGTGGATCTTCAGGGTTTCCTCTCCATCTTCGGGGACCACCACCAAATGAACAAAATGAACCATGTGAATCATCTGTCACATCTTCAATGTTTGTTACAACATTGTAAACTTTAACTCCGGTAGTATTCTGAATATTTACTGTTACGTTTCTTCTGACCGTATCAACATCTTTGGCATCTCCACAATCAGGTTGGATAGGTACAGATTCTTCGTCATTTAACTCTATTCTGTGGCCCGTTGCAGATTTAAACAACATTTTGCCCAAGTATCTGTTGGTGCAACCAAAGTCGAAGTTTTTCATACTCCTTTCCCACTCTGGGACTCCTTGTGGAACTTCGACTGAATCATCAAATATCATTGTATGACCAGAAATAGAAAGGGCTTGAATTCCTGATTGAGGGAGTTCACATCTATTATTTTGAGGCGTCCCTGGACCCTTATATGGTCGGCATTCATTTCTGTGTTTAAAGTATTTATTTCTGGCGGTTCCTCGGAAAACAGATCGGTGGCCACAACCAACAAATTCTACTGGTTGGCCGTTTATATCAAGGCAGTCCGCTTCTTCTCCTTCTCCACATGGAACATTACATTCTGGATGTGCCCACTGACCGCCTGGATGGATGTGATCATCTTTAAATATCATCCAGTTGCCGCAACTGGATAAGAATTCCATCTTTTTCCATCTTTGGTTGCATTTGTAGTCTCCATCATCCAATTTAACCATATGCTTCTGCGGAGTTTTAAATCCGTATATATGGGCATAAGTAAGTCGTGGCCCGGCTCCTTCTGGTGCTGGTTCACCAGCATCAACTACATCACTCTCACCAGCACTCCCAACTCCAACTGATGCTGGATCAAAGTGTTGGTAGTTATCTGTGTTCCACGGCGGAAATACTTGAGATTCATCATTTGGGTTGGGTTTTTCTATCCACCTTTGAACATCCCCGATTGTATTATCTGAGGTAACTTGAACAATTCCTTTTTCTATGGCACTAGGCCCATGAAAATAACCCTTCCTGTGTCCATCATGTATTTCATCGAATTCAAAAGGCCCGACCGCTTCACTCCATACCCTATTTCCTTCTGGGCCTCGATATTTGTTCCAAACAGTGCCGAAATAAAACAGTTTTTGTGCATAACCATGTTCAAACATAAAACAAACTTGGCTACCCGCAGGCGGCACCCAGACCAAACCACAATCATCAAACCCTCCCATTGATGAAATAGGTTCTGCATAAGGATAACTGGTGACTTCTTGATTGGGTTCATTAAAATAAGGACAGAAAACTCTAATTGCTCCAGCAAGATAAGGATCAATGGTGTCAACACATAACCCTTTGAAAAACCCATATTCAGCCTTATCTCTGGTTATTTGACGGTTTTGCTTCATGTATTCTGAGACCATAAACGTTGATGTCTCATACACATCCGTCTGCATACGTGAATTCAATGATTTAAGTTCATTGCTTACTTCTCTAAAAGCAGCACCTAAGTCTTCTAAGAACGACATATTTTATCCTTTATTTATGGACCGCCTGGCGCACCCGTTGGAGGCAGGCGAATTGCACATGGTCCCGCTCCAGCTTTTGCGGTTCTATTAATTGTCTTGCCAGGAACAGCCATTAATATCTTGTAAGTAGTAACAAATGATCCTTCTTTTATCTGATGATCAACCCCTAAAAGCATCCAACCCTCATGTGAAAAGAAATCATTTATCCTTCCGCCAGCTAACTGTCCAAAACCGCCACACAATCCACCACCTTTTTTAGGCAAAAGTCCGAATGGATTCACCACTACTAAACCCAATGTTCTTCCAGTAACCATCATCGGGTCATAAAATCTAGCATCTCCTTGACAAACTAACTCTGCTTCAATTGCATCAAAACCAGTCAAATTAGCCCTGGAATGGGCTGCTGCGGATTTTGCCATTTCTGCGGAGGCTGCACCACCGAAATACCATTTAGCCCAATCAGGAGGCTGTAATGCATCGGCTGTGCCTTCTCCAGAGAAATCACAATCATCACTAGCCTCTATGGGTCTTCCAGATTCGGTAGAACTATTACCACCCTTGTTTACAACAGCCGCATTCCATTTAATACTCGGTTTAAATTCTATTACGGGGCTACATTTCCCAGCATTAACAAAGTAAAATCCTAACGGTTGTTGTTGGAAAGGAAAAACTCCATTACAATCTGGCATTGGAGATTCCCAAAAAATAACTATTGGGCGTTCCGGTTTGGGATTAGCAACACCAATTACAATCCCCCTATGTCGGTCTGTTCTGGTTGTTCGTAACCAATCCATAGCCGATTCTACAGGGTCTCGGTTTTTAGGCTCCCAAATACCCAGTGGACCTTCAAAACCTCCGTGGTTTGGAGGAAACCCCCACTCTTCTGCGCCTCCCATTTGTATGTTTCCAAATATTTGTCTTTCAAATTCAGCTATCTCCCCCGCAGTCATCCCAGGACCTATCGCTGGCAAAAAACTATCAGGGTCCAAAGGATCGACTCCAGCAAGCCTCTTTTTGATGTTTGGCCCAAAACCATTCCTTGATTCGCGCCTCATAAATAGCACTTCAATTTTGTGTGGTCTGAATAGTTCTCTAATTGCACTTTTTAATCTGATTCCTTCAAATTTATTACCATAATTGATTCTTTCTGTTCCCATATTCAAAAGTTGATCTACAGGACTAGACCCTTTGATCATAAATTTAACTAAATTTTGATCATATTTGGTTTCAACCAGATTGGGAAGGGCATACTTGGGTTTAGAAATATAAACATCATCTCCACCCCATGCTAAAGTTTTTGCATTTCCAGGTCTCATGCAATCTGTAAAAGTCCACCCAAATTGAAATTCCATTTTAAATTCTTTTGCATATTCACCCGGATCGCTGTTTTTGGGAAACACTTTTTGCACAAATCTATCAAATTCCCCTCCCTGAGCATCTATGACTTCTACATTACACTCAAAACTGCCGTTTGTTGTCCCACTAACAAAACCATATTGAAATGATTTAATAACTTGTAGATTCTTTATGGGATGTTTTGAAGTTTCATTGCCAACTGTGATTTCCATAGGTGGACTAGCACTTAAAAATTTAACCATTACCCAAGGGGCAATTACATCGTGATTTAAAGGAAGGTTGGCATTCGCTCCTGGTTTAGCGCACCCTGTTGTAAATGCACAATCTTTTTGTGAGTTTGGAACTGCCATTAAACGCTCTCCTTTAGTGGAACACTGTTGGGAATTCTAATATTTGTGCCAATTTTAAAATCATAAATATCCCAAATATTATTTGCTGCAAGAAGCACCCACCAATAATCAGAAAAACCCCATATTTCATAAGACATTAAATCTGGCCTATATTGATGTTGTGCTTCTACTACAGTATATCTGTCATTTTCAGATAGTGGTATTGGGACTCTTTTGTATATCTCAAAACTCATCTTATCACTACCCTCAAAGACATAAACTCGTGACCGCATGTATCGACTGGATGCTAGATCAACTGGTCCTGTTACCTCATTTGCAATTCTTCCCATTTTAATACCCCACTCTCATAATGCGCTTTGCTCCTGGTAAAAATTGAGGTTTATAAACAACTCGCCATGTGGTAGACATGGTAAAAATGAAAGGAACATAAGTTACTGGGTCCATAGGAACACTTGGATCAAACTTCATAGAATATTTTTCTAATACAGCACAAACACCTGCCTTACTTCTCTTGCAGCCTCCCCTTCTAGCATCCAATAACTCACCACAATGGATTTTACAAACAACAGGTGGAGTATAAGGAGTTCCCATATCCTCGTGAGTGGGATAAGTGGCACTTTCTATAGCCCGCATCCATTCAGCATTGTCTAACAATTGTTGTCTATCTGTTGCAACAAATGGAATATCCATTGTTATAATTCTATTTTCCGAATGAGAATAAGTTACTAGAGGCGTGGATCTACCAATAATTGATTCATCGTTATATCTCGCCCCTTTAGTGTCAGAGATAGTGGGCATAGCTCTAAATCTGATACATACAGGCTTTTTTCTTGTAGGAATTCTAATCCAACAATGTTCAATTGTGTTTAATTGACCAATCCTATTACTAGCTAAATGATCTTGATTTTCTCTTCCTCCAGCCATTTTTTTTACCTCAATTTAAATAGAGTCTTATTTGCCCAACATTGCCGTATATTGATGGGATTTTTGCGGTGAAGCACCACGACCCGCTTCCTGCATAGGTCCATATCTTGGAGGTTTACGACCTGTTGATTTGTCTGTAGTATCTCCAGGTCCAGTTGCACCACTGGCCCCTGTAACCTCTTGTGTTACAAGAGGATTCTTCCAAATATCCACAAGCTCTCTAATTGAACCCAAAAGCTCAGGCAATAATTCCAAATTCTCAGTATTGGATTGTATCTCGCTCATGTCTTCACCACCTGCTATAACTGCTGGCGGTTCTTCGCCTGCAAATTCAGTTCTTAAATCTTCATGGGGATTTGATTCAATAACTGATACTTCGGCTGGTTCTGACAGAGAAACTGATGTTCCTACAGAAGATACGTCGGTAGGAGCAGGACCTATATCACCAGGATGCAATCCCATCGTTCGCCAGTAATCTTCTAAATCAGAAGTATCAAGAGGTTCTTGACCCATACCTGTTCTTTGTGGATCTACTACATTTCTAACGTAATCTAAAATAGCTGATGGGTCATTCATAGACACATCTTCAGGCAATGGCAACATTCTGTTACCACCTAAACTAATTTGACTTTGAGCCTCACTAACTCCCCCAGTGATTGGCCCTGGCTGAGAAACTGTTCTCGTAGAACCAATAACAGGTGTCGTCGGCGGCGTTGGCAACGGTGGCGTTATAGTGGTTGGAGTTTCCGGTAACTCAATCATGGGAATCATTTCCATCGGTGGTAATTCACCTGAAGGAAGTGGCAGTATTGGCGTTTCCATCGGTGGTAAGTCAATTGTAGGAATTTCAATATCAGGAATCTTACCCACTTCAGCTTGTCTTGCTGCTTCAGCAGCCGCTTCTCTAGCCGCCTCTATTTCTGCTTTTCTAGTTTGACGAGCATTTTCATTGCCTTGTAGCCAATTCGAGTGTTCTTTTTCTCGTTGGCGAATTGCATCTAATTTCATTTGCTCAAATTCAGAACGCTCTTTTCTGCCACGTCCACGTCGTTTACGTTTTGGTTGTGGTGTTTCAACAGAACTTGGTGTTGCTGGAACTTCAGGTTTCGGTGTCCTAGTTCTACGACCAGTCGCTCTAGTCGCTCTAACAGTCGCATCTTCAACAGCAAGAGTTTCAGGAACCTCTTGGGTTCCACGATAAAATTCTCTCATTCTCTCTGCTGCTGCCTCGATTTTTGCTGGGTCTCCTGTTCCTTCTGCTGCTCTTAATTCAGAGAGCACTTCCTGTTCTTCTAGTTTTAAGGCTTCTTCTTGTGCCTTTATGTTTTCTTCTTGTGCCTTAAGGAATGGGTCTTTTACCTTTTTGTCGAGGAATCCTCTCAACTGGTCAAATGTCATCCCTTTTGTTTCTTCAAGGCCACCAGCTTCAGCAAAGTGTTTATTCCATGCTTCTGTTCCACCCGCTCTAACAATGTATTCCCTCATCCCTTCAATTAAACCAGCATTGGATTTTTCTTGCTGTGCTCGCCATGCATCTGGGTCCATTCTTTGCAAAGCTATATCTGTGGGGCCTCCATGTTGCATTCTTTGAATCTCTTCAAGATCAAGACTTGCAATGTTTTGTAATTGCGCCTCAGTAAATTTAACTGTAAGTTCACCTTCATCAGTCTCATAAGGAGTGCCATAGATGTTGTTTGCATATGCTGCTGGGTTACTCAGAATTACTTCTAATTTTTCACCCATTTCTCTTGAGAATTTTTCATTATATGCATCAAGTTGTTTGAGACTTAGAGCCTTCTTTTGTTCTTCTGTTAAGTCTTTTCGGTGCTTCATTCCGAACTCTGCCAATGAACCATCCCAACCACCGGCCAATGCACCAAGCTGACTAACTGATGTTACGTCAAATTGACCCAAATGATCAGATACATCCTCATATGCAAGAGCATTCTCTCTTTGCTTTGCTGTGAAAGCAGCAAGATATTTATTAAAGTCCTCTCTACTTGCATTGTTGATGTCTATGCCTTTTTCTTCTATATCTCGGAAGAAGGCTTCCATATAGTCAACAGGAACATGTGCAGTCAACTGTGCGAATTTAAATTTAGCTAAATCGTTATAATCATCTCCAGCACCAATTCGTTTCAAGTCGTCTTCAGGTCTGGTTTTCTTTTCAAACTCTCTTATAAATATTGGGTTTGTGCTCGGTGCTCGCATTGCCAGAAGTTTCTGGGTCATTTCCGAACCATATATTCCTGTTAATTCTTCTACAGATTTCTCTTGTTTAACTACTGGGTCAACCCACGGTGATCTTGGAATGCTAGGCCCCAATCCTTCTTCAGCAACAAAAGGAAAACCGTCTGGAGTATCTTTTCTTCTTCCTTTCTTCCTACGAGCGGGCGCAGGAGTTTGTGGAGCTACAGTTGCGGGTGGAGTTTGAGGCGCAGGAGTTTGTGGAGCTACAGTTGCGGGTGGAGTTTGAGGCGCAGGAGTTTGTGGAGACACAGTTTGCGGAATAGTATCGGCGGCTTGTGACATTGCTTGACCGCCACCTACAACATCCTGACTGGCATCTTGCAAAGCCTCACCAGCTTGTTGCAGTGTTTCGGCTGCTGGAGAGAGTCTGTCTAACATCTCTATCGTCTGTCGCATTCTGGCAGTTGATTCTTCAAGGTTTTTCCATGCATCACTGTCCGTAGGAAGACCAGCATCTCTCCATTGCTGCATTTTTTCTTCTCTATGAGCAATTTGTGCTTGTCCTGTTTGTCTAATTTTTTCTATTGCGCTTTCTTTATCATATTCTGGCATTTGGCCAATTAAATTCGTCCAATATTCCAAGTCTCTCCTAGCTTGTGCAGCCTGTGCTAAAGCCTCCCAGTGTTTTTCAGGAATATCTTCGGGTTTTCCACCAGCAACATATCTTGTTGTTTTGTCACGATCTCGCTCGATGGGAATTTGTGGATCATGTTGCATTCTCCACACATCTTGCCACAATTGTTCTGTGGGCATTCTTCTTCCAGCAACATCTTGCCAACGACCCCTTGATTCATCTATGTCGCCTCTAGCTCTTCTGAGAGTGGCATCAGCATCTTTAAATTCTGGTATCAACCTAATGGCTTCGCTTTGCTTTTTAGCCCAATCTTCTTGTTTCACGTCACCGGAAGACCACGCCTCTTGCATGGCAGATAATAATTCTTGAGTAGGCAGCAATCTTCCACCAACATCTCGCCAAAGGGTTGTATTGTCTCCTAATGCCTTTCTAATTTGTTGATCGGCCAACGAGGCATCTCTTTGGTATCGAATTATTGCGTCCTGATTCCCTGCTTCCATAGGATTGCGTTCTATTTCTGGGCCAGCAAGAAGTATGGGAGTTAATTTAATTTCTGGTGTCTGCCCCTCTGCTTCTGTTTTTCCTTCTAGTGTTGCATCTATGGCTTGTGTTGTTGGGGACTTATCTGGGGCAACCCATACTTTTTCAGCACCACGTTCTCCCAATACTGCAAGAGTTGGATCTGTGGCCCTAAAAGTCCCACCTTCAGCAAACTCCCCAAATCCACCAGGAGCACGCTGTATTTGCAAATCCCGTGCTTCGGCTTGTTCTTTGAGTTTGTGAATTGTCTCTAATTTCTTGGTGAGTCTTTTTGTGGCTTCTTCTTCTGAAATTCCTGCTCCTATTTCAAGTTTGAATGTTTTCCAAGCTGCCGTTTCCTGAGAACCAGCTAATGCTTCTGTGGATCGAACAATATCAACATTGATGTCTTTCTTAAGCGCCTCAGCTTGGTCTGTTACTTCGTCTCTAGTTGTTATAACTGGGGGATTAGCAACATTTACATCAAGTTCTTGTGGAACTTTATTCCACATATTTTCTTGAGCTTCGACCATAAGATCGGCTTTTTTGCTTTGTTCAACAGCTTGATCGAGAGCTTCTTTTTCCAAGCCAATGATTTCTCCTAAGTGTCTAATTAATTCTTCATTACCTGATTTAATTACACTTCCCCACTGATTAGTTATAGACTCAACAATATCCTCATGGCTTCCTCCTTCCAGTGCTTTACTAATTCTCTGAAGGTCTTTGTTTACTTCAGTGTATTGTCTTTTGGTGAAAGTAGCAGCCCTGCTTTTATTGGCATCCCTCATAGCGGTATACCACTTGTCTCCTGCCGCAGTCAACATGCCCATTGTTGGATCTAATACTTCTCTGATACCCGGTGCAATTCTTCCGCCTCTTTCTAAATCAATAGCTTCTAGCATTGCGCCTTTAGATTCGCCACCGATGCCCATTTCTCTTGCGGCCCCCATGACTTTCTCTTTTTCAACTCTACTTAAATCGCTGTCTCTCAATAATCTGGCGACATGCTTTAAGGCTCCCTCAGTAGCTTGGAGTTGTCCATCTTTTAATTCAACAAGTTCACCAACTTGAACCTCAAGAATACCAGCAATTTGTTCTAAGAGTGCTTTCTGTTCTGGGGGGATTAACGACTTGCCAAGCGCACCTTCATGTGCTATTGCTTGAAGCGACTCTATTGTTGCTCTATCTTTCTCAGGATCGCCTACTAATGCTTTCAAATGAGCAAATTCTGGTATTTTGTTAAGAGTATTTATCCAATGATTTGCGTCTTTAAGCGCTTTTGCCTGAGCAGCGGCCTTCGTGACATAGACTCCATCTTTGTAATATCCCTCTTGCGGTTCTATTGCTCCAGCGGCTCTTTGAAACACTTCTTGGAAGAGTTTTTCTGATGGCATCATACGACCTTGTATTTCTTCCCAACGATAACCACGTTCCGCTGAGGCATCTCTTTTGGCTCGTGCTCTCGCAGCAGTATCGCCCTTTTCGATTCTGTCATTTATACTCTTAAGCAACCTACTGCCTTCTTCTTCCCAAGATCCTTGTTCCATTATTCTTCCAGCCATTGCGGCATCTCCAAGTTCAATACCATGTGCTGATCTGTATGCCATGCCTAGAGGAATATCTCTACCTGCGCGTCCTTTTTGCAACCCTTCTTGACTCATTTGCCACTCGAATTTTCCTGTTGCTTTGTTAAATCTATAAACAGCTTCTTCCAATCCTATTTCACCATCTGAACTGGCTAACTCTTTTTCATATTTTTTTTGCGACCATCGTTCTCCGTGTTCTTCAAGGTATTCAGATTTTTCTCGATCTGCGGCTTGAGTAGCTAGTTTCATGTGAGAAAGTTGCATGGCTTTCATAACATAATTGTAAGCTCTTGCGTCTTTCTTCTCTAACCTTTCAAGAATCATTTCTCCTTGTGTTGAAAGCACCCATTTTTTGGTTCTTTGGTCATACTCCATCAAGTCTTTGCGTAATTTTTCAAGGCTTGAAACTGTCTTAGTTTGTGGATCATAGCTCGCAATAGGATCGCCTTGTGTATCCATTTCTCTCAAAACTGATCCTAAACTTAACAACATTTGTTTTTCTGCTAATCTTTCTTGACCACCACCCGAAATATCAGCTACATAACTTCTCATATCAGCATTATATTTCGCTAATGCCTCAATATATTTCACCTCTCCTGCCGAACGCTCTGCTTTTACTTTTGCTCGTTCTTCGGAACTCATTGTGAACCACTCCCGTGCCGATCGGGCAAGTTTTGCCGACGTTTTACTACCAGGAAGCCAAGCAGTTCCGCCCGGTGATGCGGGCGCTCTGGGTTCTACAGGTTTTACTAATGCTTGTTGTCTTTTGATTGCTGCGAGTCGGCCTTCTCCACCTAATTTACCAGCATCAATTTTAATTGTGGGTGATGCACGCAATCTTTCAAAATGTTCAGGCGAAAGCCCTGGAGTGATTTTTTTAACCCAGTTTGTGAAATCGCCAAGTGTATCATGCAACCAATAAAATGAATTAACTAATTTTTGAATTCCATCTTGAACATATGCAGCAGCCTTGGCTGGCCAAGATTTCATATTAAATAGAGCCTGTTGTGTTACCCACTGGAATCTTTTTCTGAAGTAACTTAGAGGCTGAATGATATACTCATCAATAGACTGAGCGAATCTTCCGATAGCAGAATCGCCCATATCAAAACCACCAAACCACTGTTCTGAGGATCTTTCTCCAATAGTGTCCATAAATAATTTGAATTTATCCCAACCTGCTGTTGCTCCATCAACATCAAGAGAATTCCACAAGTCTACTAAACCTGTGAGAGGTTTAAATGACCACTTAATGGGCTGTATAACATATTTGTCTAATGCAGCACCAATTGGATTGTTTTTAAAACTGTTCCAAATATTACCAAGTGCTTCTCCTATTTTACTGAAGGCACCAATTATAGCTCCAAAAACTGAGGCTATTGTTTTGAATATTTGCACGATTATCTGGACGAAGCTGACTATTACATCCCAAATTACTTTGGCCCTCGCCCATAGCACTTTAATAAATATCATTCCAATATTAAACATTTGTTTGAAGACTCTAAATGCGGTCTTCGCCACAAACATAAAGACATTCCAGCGCCACTTCATTATTGTAAATGCCACATTTTGCAAGAGTTTAAAAGCCCTCCATATCTTGTGCCAATCAACTCTTGTTAGTTCTTCTTTAATCGTCTTCCAATATGCACCTATTGCTATTGCGATAGGGATGGATAATCCACCAGTTAGAGGCGCAAGCAGCATACCTATCAGTCCACCTTTCAAGCCGCCTTTTAAATTGACCCCCATATTACCAAAGAAGTCAGAGATTTCACTCCAGAAATCTTTAACACTTTGCCACATGTCTCTCATACCATCCCAAACGTCGCCAAAGTTTAAAATAAACCAATCTTTTATGGCGGAAGTGTTTGATGTGATAAGTTTGTAAATCTGGACAAAGAAACCTATGATAGCACCTATTGCAGCAGCAATTGGAATAGATAATCCACCAGTAAGTGGGGCGAGTAATGTTCCGATAGCTGCACCACCAAGGCCACCTATGGTTGTTGCACCAGCAATCCCCAAAGCCTCGTCAGCTACGCCGTGTTTTTCAACAAGTCCAAAGTCGCCCCAAATACTTTCTTTTCTAGCACCGCCAGTAAACACGCCCATGAGTATACCTTCTAATTTACCCATGAAGCCCTTACCTTTAAACATTCCGGTGCCTGCTTTTCCAGCTTCTATTCCGCCTGTAACACCACCAATAATTTGTCCTAGAAATGGAATTCTACCGATGAATTTTCCAACGCTTTTTAATCCTGGGCCAAGGAGACGAAAACCATCACCTACTCTGCCAACCAATTTACCAATAAGGGGAAGCCCTTTGGCAAAGTCTTTAAATCTAGTGAAAAGGCTAGTGATTGCTTTACCAAGACCACCAAAGACAAATTTTAATTTATCCATTAGCCTGACGACTGCAACTTCTCCTTGAATGCCTCCTTTTGGAGCACGTTTGATAACTTTCCACATATCTTTCGGCAAAAAAGATCCGCCTTTATAAAACTTACCTGCTGCTGTAACGCCTCCTTTTGGAGCCTGCTTGACAGTTTTCCACATATCTTTCGGCAAAAAAGATCCGCCTTTATAAAACTTGCTGACTTTAAGAGGTTGACTAAAGAATTTAGTTATTTTTCCTATGCCGAGCGGCAATTTTTCCATGAATTTAATTAAATCATTGAAACCTCGTGCAAAGAATCCCCACACTCTACCCCAACCAGTTTTAAAGGCATTTAATGTTCTACCAATCCAAGTGCCCTCGCCCATGCGTCGAGATATTCCGCCAGTTAGAGCACTCCATCCTGCACTGAATGACTTCAATAGGTTCTTTGGCGTTAATTTAGCCAACCAGACCAAAAAACGATCTAGGTTCCTGGCTCCGAAAAGTGCTCTTATTGGCCTCATCAAAAGGCCAAATCCTTTACCAACGAGTCCAGTTAAACCTTTAAATCCTTTCCAGAAGAATCCAAAGAATCTCTGCCACCATGCAGTTCCACTGAAAACCGTATCTACTTTTTTAGTTATATCTCCAAGCAAACCTTTGATTTTCCATAAGCTCATTTCCCACATTTTAGAACTGGAAAGAGCGGCCCACATGTTAGTTCTTAGATTGGTAGCTGTCCTAACAATATCTTTATTTCTAAAGGCTTGTGTGGCATTTTGAAAAGCTGTTTGGGTTGTTTTTTCAAAAGCTCCAGTCATCCTTCTTAAGCCTTTGGTGTGTCGAGCTAATGCGTATGTCTGAGCCATATGCAATCCAGCCGTTTGTTCATACGGACCACCTTGACCAGGAGCAATTTCTCTGCCTTGGTGTTTATAAGGACCAGTCGCTTTAGCAGGAACAATTCTTTCACCTGCGTGAACTTGAGCAAATCCAGTCTTGGTGATAAGATCAGCACCTACAGCATACTGTGGTAGGCTGATTTTAGAAGCGCCTTTTTCATCTGATGTTCCAACAAGCCAACCCCAACCCTTTTTCATCCAGTCAGGGAATATACCACTTAAACCTTCACCGATTTTTTCGGGAAGCCATTTAATTGCGTCCCAAAGACTTGAACCCAAGTCTTGCAGCAATTGTCCAAACTTATCCGCCATCAAAATCGGCAATTTTTTAATTGGATCAACAACAGATCGTTGTAAGATGTCGGGTATTCCATTAAACACGGCCACAATGGCGTGCCAAATCATCATTGGTATAGCCAACAACCCTCTTGTCAACAAATTAAGTGCGCCCCAGAATATTGTTCTAACTGCCCCTTCAAGGGTTTTGCCTATTCCGAACAATATTTGCTTGAAGTCGAAATTGCCTATTCCTTGTAAGATGTTGCTCAAGCCTTTCCATAAAACCTGCAATCCATCTACGATAGGCATAATTAGCCACATGATGCCTTTTAATGCACCACCAAGAGCCTTAATTGCAAGTTGAAGTGGTATAGCTACAACTCTTAAGATCCACCCTACAGCATGTCCGATTATCTTGAGCGCCCAACCAACTGTTTTGCCTAAGAATCTAAAGACACCAACAATAGCTTCTACGATGCTGATTGTGTCTTTAGCTTTTGTGCCGAAGAAACCAAATGACTCAAACAATTCTCTCATTGTCATTCGGAAAGAGTTCCACACTTCTACCAGTGGCATAAGTGCTGCTTTAATTCCTTCCCAGAGTCCCACAAACACTTCTTTAACAAATACACCAAGCCCTTTCAGAATTCCCCATAGAACCTTAAAGGGAAGAAGAATGGCTTGAATAGCCCAAGTAAGAGGCGGGAATGCAGCGCTTAACTGTGCAAGTTTTTGAGTCAATGACCCAGCAGGCCCAAGAGCTTTTCTGAAGAAACCCAGAGTCAAGACATTTAAAATTCCAGTTAGGAATCCAGCACTTTCTGCTGCTAGTTTTTGATTAACTGTTACGTCTTTTTGAGCTACATTAAACATTTCAGCAGCATGTGTTCCAGCTTTAAATGCTGATACCACTCCACCCAATACAGCAGTGACTCCTACGACTGCTGCTGCAACTGCGGCAGCAGGGGCGGCAAAACCACCAAGTGCTCCACCAATAGCACCAGTCAAAGTGGTAAGCCCTGTGGCACTTCCTGCGGCGGCGGCAGTAGTGCCTCCTTGTACCATTCCAAGCCCCACAGTTCTCACACCAGTTCCTATTGGTCCTTTGCCTATCAATCTTCCAAATTTACTAATGGCAAGTCCAAAATCTCTTGTCATGGACTTCATTCCTTTTACGCCGAACATAGCCCCCTTATGCCCACCACCAGTAAAGAAGCCTCTCATGTTGCCCATCACGCTTGCCACACCGCCTATATTTGGCAATAACATTGCACCCATCAATGTTATCAGAATTCCTATTTCACCCATAATTCCCATCAAAGAAGAAAGCATAGATGCGCTGATTTGACGAATTTGCTCATTAACTCTTAATAGGTCAAATTGCACCTTTTTAATTGGGTCGGTAGAAGCCTCTTGTATTGTGGCAACACGTCGTTGTTCGGCATTTAATTTCTCTAAACCTTCTCTAACCTTCTGTGGGTCTTGCGATGCTAATTGTTCCTCAATCCCTTTCATATCAATTTCAAGACCGATACCTGCTTTTCTGGCATCTTGTGCGATTTGATCCATCAACATCGTTCCAGCAGCTTTAAAAACCTGAGTGGCATCTCTGGTGTCAATATCCATGCCTCCTATTTCACCAAATAACTTACGAAAGTCTTCTTGACCTCCCTGTATCATCTTTTGTAAATCATTTCTTTGAAATGCTTGTTGAATAGCGGCTGCGCCAGTTAGACCAGCTTCTTTACTTTTTTGAATTGCAGCGTCATATGCGCCAAGGATTTCAGAAGTTCTCGCTACAGTAGCATCCCGTTCCTTCTTCCTTAAATTTAATTCTTCTTGTGTGGTAAGCCATTGTTTTTGACGAGTGCTTGCGAAGTCTTCCATGCGATCCGCAAAAGTCATACTGCCTTCTTTCATAGCTTTTACGGCTTGATGAAGCTCCCCTATCTCCATGCCATACATTTGTTTAGCAGCAAAACTCATTCGGAATCTTACTTCATCAGGTAAATCTCCTAAATCAAGTTCAGAGAATTTATCTAATGAAACTCCCAAACCTCTTGCAAACCTACTCATCTCCCTATCCATACCAGCAACCAACTCTTTTTGTGCTTTCTGGGTTTTAAGCACAGTTCCCATGATGATTTGCTCATGCATACCAGGAATGTCTGAGGCGGAACGAAGTAAGAATGCCTTTGTTTGGGCAGAAGATTCAGTTAAAAATTTCGAGCCACTGCTCAATGCATCTAATAATTTATTTACAGGTTCAGCAACACCAAATTTCTTTGCTGCTGCGGACATTCCCATAATGCCCCTTGTGGCTTCTGCTGTAAAATTACCGGCATTACGCATACTGGTGACAATAGCATCAGTGGATCTTATGACTTCTTCTAAGTTTTCGCCTGTTAAACCTGTCTGCCTAGCAACCTCTTTGGCATTTAAAGACATGGCTTGCATTTGGCCAGTAGTTAAATTGAGGCGCATGTGCCAATCATGGAACATTTGAGAAGTGTTTTCGGCATTAGCGCCGATTTGCTTTCCTAAATGCAAACCAATTTCGGTAATTTTTTGGGATGTTTTAAGATCCTTGATGCCTTTCTTAACATTTGCTACAAACGCCATTTGGAATCTGGTTCTATCGACCCCAGTTCTTTTAACTGTTTTTCCTAATTTCTCCCATGTGTTTTGAAGGGATTCTGTTTGGGCTGTAACACCTTCAGTTTGATAGGCAATTTCTCTCATGCCTCTGAGGTAAAGATACTCTTGGTCAACTATATCGTTGGTGATTATGCCTGTGGCCATAGCTGCACCACCCTGCACAAATCCCATTCTTTTAGTCAATCTATCAAAACCATGACCACCGGGGCCAAAACCCCCACCCATATAAGTTCCTCTACCACCCCAAGTTCCTGGCGAAAATGGTGGTCTTCCTCCTCCACCACGACCAGCACCACCACCACCACTACCACTTTGAATGATGGCATCAGTCATTTCTTGCAATGCGTCAATTATGTCTGAATTAGGACCACCACGAGTGGCAAAATATTGAGGCGTTCCGCCCGATTCCTGTACAATCTTACCGCCTAAGTCTTTTACTAATTGATCATTACCTTTTGGAACAACACCTTCTCCTGGTGTCAACATACCAGCAACTATATCAGGCCCTTTTTTGTGTTCTTTTTCAAAAGCCTTAACACTCAAATCCATTATTGGTGGTGTCATTTTAGGAGGCGATGGTATATTCGGCATTTGAATTTTAGGAATGGCAATGTTTTGTGGGGTGGGTATACTAATGCCCAAAACAGCCTGAGAAGCTATTGTGCCCTGTGCATCTTGTAGAGCAGCATCAACATTTATTGCTCCAATATCAATAGTATTGAAGTCTTGTGGTTCTCGTTCCCCGACAGGTTTTTTATCTTTTCTTTCTTCGTGAGCTTCTATACATTGTTCAAGATGCTCTATGGCTTGTTGTTGTTGTTCGGCTAAATTGGTCATCCGAACCATTTCGGCGTGGATGTCTACTAATGTCTTATGTTTATCTTGTTCGGCAGTAGTTTCTTCTTCTGTTCGCGCAGACTTTAATTTCTCAGGTGGAACATCTCGATTTGCTAAGCCAGCAATCACGCTTCTTAGTGCATCAATATCCATACCTGAATCTGAATGTATCGGTCTTCCAAATGCGTCTATTGCCATAGGTTATCCTTGTGGTGGGACGACTGGAGGCATGTTTGGATTATCAAATCCTGGTTGACTTTCACCTTGCATCATATTCATATAATTTCCGGTTAAATCTTCTGCTCTCGGTTGTACCCTCTGTCTTATTTGCTCCCTAACAATTGCTCTTATTTGTTCTACTTCATTTGGATCTATAGCCCTGGTGCTGGCCATTACATTTAATATAAAACTACAATCGAGCGATTTAAGTCTTCGGATGCCTTCCCGCTTATAAGTTCTAAATGCATCAACTATATATCGATCTCCCCTAATGTTATAGTAAGAAAACGACCTGTTATCACACATGGGTTGATTTCCACCCGGTCCTTGCAACAAAGTTTTAATATAAGGAAAGGTCAAATAGTGAAGATTCACGCCTCGCACATATTGCTGAAATACATCAGTAACAATTATTAATGGTTGGGGATCATGTATCCAAAACATATAATTAAAATGCACTAGGCTTCCCTTTCCAATGGTTTTGACGCTAGGGCCATATTGGTTAGCAGGAAGAGGTTGGTACGGTCGCCCCGCTTGGTTAGCGCGACGGAACTTTTGTTTCAGTGATTGGGGGACTCCCAAACCCGGAGGAAGTCCCATTTTGTTTTGCATCCTCGCCATAGCTATATATACACTTATGGCTTAAATCTATGGTCTTCTCGGATGTGGAATGTAGTTTCTGGGGTAATTGCCTTCAGTGCCATCAGACTCAAAAATAGGTATTGAGTTCGCCAAATCGAACCCAAAAATAACTTCTTGAGGACTTTTAGCAAAAATTAAATCTCCCCTACCACTTTCAATGTGTTTGTTCATGTAATTGCGTAATTCTTCAGCAACAATCTCATGATCTTGGTTTGGGTTGATTTCTGTGCTGTTTTGTCCCATTGCAGAAAACACCTTTTCCATTTGTTCGCCTTGAGAACAAAAATAGCTAAGTTCTTTAGCGGAAGAACTGGCTATCATGGCAAAGCGATCTTGTTGTTTTGGTGTTAAACTAGAAATAGGCGGAAGTTCAGCAGCAGCATGACAACTTAATTGCCACCAAAAAGTTTCCTGGTCATTCTCTTCTGCTGCATTTGCAAAACATGTTACTATGCCCGTGCGTTGTCCAAGTCGCATCAAACTGCCGTCTCCACCACCATGACCCACTGTATAAATTACAAAAGTGTCACCAGCTTCAGCATCTACCCTCATTTGCTCGCTGACAAATGTTTGCAATTGGTCTAAGGTGTAGAAAGTCTTCTGAAACTGCATAGGACCATCTCTATCAATATCAAATTGACCAAGATCCCTAATTCTTAAGCCTTTTGATTGAGCCAAGTTGGCGGCTGAGGATATTTGATCTATATCTGTTTCGCCAATCCTGTCGGGACAATGTTTTAAAATAAGCAACCTTACACATAAACCATTGTCGAATTTAACTTTGCCTACATAGTGTTCAATTGCCGATGGTGGGGTGTGAATATAGATAGGCGTATCTACTGGTGCAGAAAGTTTGATTCCTACTCCTACTACAGCAGTAAGAACTAAAAAAACAAAAAGGAACTTCTTCATCACAGCCTCCTACTGTTTAATGAGTTATCTACCTGAAGATGAACCCCAAGAGCTACCTGTTACCTTTTTGTGATAATTGCTCCCAGTTATACTAGAGGTAGATGGATTTCTGTCTTTATCTATCTTCTGATGCTGCAAGTCTTTTTCAGCCGCATAGCTCTTTTCAAAGAAATCTTTTAATTCTTCCGTGACCGCTTGGATGATTTTTTTTCCTGCTTCCTCTTCTTTAATGTTGTCTGACATCAAATCTTTGAACATTTCTTCCAAGTTGAGATAGTATGCGCGCCCGTATGGGTGCGTCTTCTCTTCTCTTTGAACCCGATAGGCCAAGGTGTCGGCTATTTTGTAAATTCTGACGCCATCAAAGGTTAAATTATGTTGAGGAGCACGAACGAAAATGTGAGGATCTTCACCATTGGCATGGTCAGCAACCGTCCATTTGTTTGCCTCAAAGAGTTTTTTGACAATAGTTAGTTGTTTTTTACATTCCCTTTTCTTTTTGTCAACGTACTCATTAAATGTCTTCATTCTTCTCCCTCAACTTTTTTGAGTTTAGTGTAATATTTAGGGTCTTCCCTTAAATGCGCCACTGCAATCTTCATAATTGTGGCCTTGTCATGCCCCGGAACTACATCTGTGTCTTTCCCCATAGGGCCGTCATGTTCTTTTTCAACACTCATACCCATTTTTAATTGACCCATATCAACGTTTTTAATGTCGATTTTAGCTTTTTGGGCAATTTGAGCTAAGTCAGAATTTTCTGCGTAGGTTTTAAAATCAATCATGGGTTTCTCGCTAAAAGAAATTCGGCTGCATCGGGGACGCTTCTAGCAATAGCTTTCAAATCACTAGGATTGCCAGAATAAGGCAATGTTTTAAACGCCATTCCCAACAAAGTTCCAGACGCCTCATTTAATAAGTCTTCAGTAGCCATAAGCATCAACATGCCATCTCGTCGTTCCATGAAGGACATTTCTTCATATTCTGTTTGTCCCTCTGCATCGAGTTTTCCAGTGGGCTTACGGTAGTTGATTTTAATATCCATGAGCGGAACAATGCCGCCATTGTCTTCAATCATGGCTTCTGAGTTTTCAGAACGAGAGAATTTAATAATTATCTTGCCCTCTTTATAAGCATTTCTCAGAAGATTGCCCAAATCCATTCCAAGAGTGGTAACTGTTCCATCATCTTGAATTACATTAACCAGAAAGGCTCTTTGTTTAAATCTATCAGCGATTGATTCCACAACGAGTCTTTTCCTAAGCGCCTCTTTTTCTTCAGGGGCACCGCTTTCAAGACGATTTAACTCTGGTTCTTTGAGGTATCTTTCTGGGTCATCTTCTTGGAGTGCCCATTTACCCAGGAACACATCTCCATACACAGAGTTGAATCTGGTAGAGATAGCAATTGAGTATTCCTTGGTATTGTAAATAATATCTTCGTTTGTTGCTCCGCTACCCACTTGAACGGCACCGAATAATGCGGCAATGTATTTTCTATGCAGATCGCCTTTGGCTCCTAGCATTCCGGTGATTTTAATAAACACATTAACCAGTTCTGGCATTTCCTGAAGTGTTTTAGTAAGGTGGTTTGTCAAGGAGACAGATGGGTTATTTTGGTCTAATTGTTCTTTAATTCCTTTCCTGATTTTCTGAGAAGCCAGTTTAATATTGGCATTTTCTCTCAGGTATTGGACTTGGAGGTTATCTTCCACGAATTTTCGTTCGTAGGGTTCTAGGGTTCTATCCCGAACTCTTTTAATAAGCTCAACCATTTCAAATGGTTCTGCTGGCAACTTGGTTTCTTCAAAGAACTTACTTCGCCATGTTTCAAAATCCATATTTTCCGGTTCTTCCGGCATATCTGGTTGTTGTGGATCTTGTGTCACATCTGGTTGTTGCGGCATACCTTGGTTAGCAACATTTGGATCGGGCGGTTGCTGATTTGGGTCAGTTCCAGCCGGTCCTGCTCCGGGGAATCCTCCTGGTCCCGTTCCGAGTGCGCCTGCGCCTCCGGGGCCAACACCTTGATCGTGCTGTCCTGCCAATGGCGGAATATCTTGTTCCACCAACCAATCTTCAAAAATAATATCAGTCATGTTACTTCCTTTGCTTCACTACCTTATCTATCTCGTCTAAGAGAATGTTTTTTTGATCATCGAGTCTTTTCTGTTCGCCCTTGCCAAGGTTGTAATTAGTTTGGTTGTAATGTGCTGCCAGATGACGAGGGAATGTGTCTTTTTCCTTGAGCTTGATTCTGGTCATCAAATCTGCTATTTTAATTTGCTTATCGGTTGCATCTGCTTTGGCTTTTATTAAATTAACAACAGCCTCTTTACTGGCAGAGCTTGCATCCCCGTCATTCATCACCATATCGAGAAAATTAGCTAATATTTCGCTGATTTCTTCTCTATCATTTTGTATGTTATCTAAAACAGACTCGAACATACCGCCGAGTTTTTCATTGGTGACGAGGGGTTTTTCCTCTTCCATATCATCCTGGGGAACTAAAGATGTGTTTGGAGCTTCCACAAGTTCTGTATTTTCGGTCTTTTTGATTTCAGTCATGGTACATATATATGAATAAGCTACAGTAGTTTTGAAGGAATCTTGATGGACAGTTATGACGCCCAAGTTGCAGAATCAATTAAATCGCTCTTTGAACTAACGTCAAGAATAGACGAGCGTGTAAAGACATTATCTGATAATGCACTGCGTCAGGATGATAAATTGGAGCAAATAGCTAATAGTCAACAGAAACTACTGGAGCGAGTCGTGGCTTTAGAGAGTAAAAACGGTGAAGCCACGAAAAAAGCAGTTGAAGAGGTAAAAAAGCTCACTGATGACCTAGAGAGACGCACACGCGGTATGGAGATTCAGATGAAAGCTGTGGAGATTATTTCAAAAGGTAATACCAACAAGTGGGATAGGATAGCAGATGTCGTCTGGAAGTTTGTTATCATCATCGCTGCTAGTTTTTTAATTTGGAAATTAGGAATGGGCGGTTAATATGAAGACATTTCGTGATTATTTATTAGTCAAAGATTTATACAAAGAAGAAGTTGGCAAGCCTAAAGGCGATGGTTCTTCTGATAAAAAAAGCTCAAGTGGCCAACTTATGACAAAAAAGAGCCAGTTGGGTGAAACTGAAGATGGCCCTCAACCAATCACTATTGGCACCGGGAAAGATCAGCACCCTAACCTAGCCGTCCTAATCAAAGCGTTTGATGAACCTGTGGAATTTGGCCCACAACAGATTGATAAGGCTGGTGGGACTAAAAAGAATGAGATTAAAGGCAAAAAGCTATATTTAGTTGGTGGAGCGTTGAGAGATACAATTCGAGGCGAAACACCCAAAGACTATGATATAGCAACTGATGCAACTGTGGATGAAATCAGGCTCATTCTCACCAATTATGGTTTCTCAGAATTGGCACCTAAAGCAAAAATGGGTGGAAAAGAAGGGCATGATGTAGATCATAGTAAATATGCTCACTTGACCAAAACATCTAAAAATCCTTATACCTTTGCCATCCTTGGCACAGATATGAATGACCAGGAAATGGTTGTTCAAGTTGTTATTAATGGCCAAGACTTTGAACTTGCTACTTTCCGAGAAGATGCAAAAACAGACGGTCGAGCTACCACAGCTAAATTAACAGGAGACATCAGGAAAGATGCTGAGAGACGTGATTTTACAATGAACGCCATGCATCTAGGTCCACTTAAAATCGGTGATAATAAAGATGTCTCTGATTTCTTTGGTGGAGTAGATGACGCTGTGAAGGGGAGAGTAAGATGGGTTGGCAATGCAAAAGAAAGATTAGAAGAAGATCAACTTCGTGCTTTAAGGTATTTAAGATTTAAGGGGCGACTTGATGATAGAGAAACCACAGAACAAGATAAAAAAGCCATTCAAGCCATCGCAGGATTGCCAAGATTGCAACCTTACGAAGACGATGCGGGTCAATACAGAGATCCCAGACCTAGAATTCAACAGGAATTCAGAAAAGCATTGGAACAAGCCAAAGATCCAGCTTGGTTGTTTGAACTTGCCGATGAATTGGGGCTACTGCCCACCGTTTTTCCTAAATTAAAGTTCACTCACAATCCGCTACATGGTGAAGATGATGAAGGTAAGGTGGATAAACATATTGCCTTGGCCTCACTGTTAGCAGATAACACGCCTGAAGAAATAGACACTGCATTAAAGGGAATGCATTGGCCGCATGATGAAGTTGAACGAGTGAGGTTCCTCATTGATTTCTTTAATAAGTTCCATCCAGAAATGGACGATATGGAACTCCACAAATACGCAGAAAGACTCAGAGGAAAAACAGGCAAAAAAGGACAAGCTATGTTTTCCACTGGCTATCTTAGAGGGAACAAATCTCGAAATACTTCTAATTTAATGAAGTGGGCGAAATTGATGAGTGGAAGAGAAGGTTTTCAAGATAAACGTGGTATGGCACCAGAAGACTTCCAGAGAGGCGTTGATGCATTTTTACACAATGCCAGCTTAGAAGGAATTTCCGTTAGTCAAGATGACCCTGATTTTGCACAATTTTTCGATCCTGTTTCAGGAAGGGTGAAGCCCGACAGAAGAATAGGTGGCTTAAAAGCTCGCAAGGAAAAAGAAAGATTCAGAGGATTGTATGACGAAAGAATGCCTAAAAATGTCCAGGCACCCCCAACAGAGTGATTTTAAAGATTGGCTGCTTCGTGAAGAAGATGAAATAGATGAACTGAAGTTAAATGAAGGTGATTTAACTCTTTACAAAGCAGGTTCGCCCCGTTTTAGTGCTAATTTTCCTCGTGATGGCATTACCTCTGCCTTCCTCTTTAACGATCCCATTATGCTAAGGGATCAACTACTTTATTGTGCAGAACATCAAGGCAAAGAGCAAAATAAAACCACAGGGGAAGAACCTGGAAAAATCTTTCACGAAATGCCTGACCAGAAAATCAGGGGTCTATCTACAAAATTTAACGCCTGTGATACTACCGCATTGTTTATCATAGGCCATAAAGTCTTTAAAGACTTGGTTTCAGACCACACTCACCATATAGGAAAAGCCGTTGAATATATTGAAAGCCATTTAGAAGATGGAATGTTTCAAGAAGATCCTAAATTGGCTGGTGCTAAAAAATATGCTCTAAAAAACACATACTGGAAAGATTCCGTAATTCATGGACGAACATACGGACAGCCCGATTATCCATGCGCATACACACTCGCACATGCGCAGAACCTATGTGCCATAAGATGTGCTGCTGATGTGCTTAAGTCAAAGAAATTAGAACAGTTAGCTGAGCAAATGTTGGGTGCGCTTTATGATTTATTTAATGATAATGCTATGCCATATATCGCAGTAGATCAAAAAGGACCAATTGAAGGAATTAGCTCCGATATGTTGCACATGTTGTTCTATTTAAAACGAGGCGATTTAGGCAAAAAAGAAATAGAGGGCCTAGTTGAAGCAGCAGGCAATATAGAAACTCCATTAGGCTACCGAACATTAGATCCAGCAATTAAAACAGAACGGTCTTATCACTCAGAAACCGTTTGGCCTTTTGAACAAGCCCTAATACACATAGCTGCAAACAAGCACAGATCAAAGCCAATGGGAGAAATGGCCTTGAGGGTAAGAAGGGCATTGGGAACTAACCATGAAATGGTGAGTTTCCGGGGCGGCAGACCTACGAAGGGCGGTTGTAAGAAGCAATTGTGGACTTTGGCAGCTAAAAAATACTTTGAAAATCCAAAACTTACATTAAGTAATCTGATGCAACTCTAAATAGGTTATGGATTTTAAGAAGTGGCTCATTCAAGAAATGCGGGGTCAATACAACCCCAACAACACAATTGTAGTGGATATTCAACCTGAATATGCCAGTTACATTAATTTCGATATAGGTGAATTTGCCAGCTTTCTTTCTCAAATGCTCGCAAAAGGCAAAAAGATTCTTTATTTTTACAATGGCGATAGTGTTGGATCTTCAAACACTGCGGATTCTATAAGACGGTGGCTCGCCTCTGCGCTCACGGGTGAAGAATTAGAAGCCTATGAATGGTATGATGAAGACGAGGAAGATGAATACAATCCCTACGCTGCCGCACAAGAGGCTTTTCAAACATTTCAGAATATAACCTTTTATGACAAGGGTTATGCATTCTTTCGAGGTTGGATGGATCAGGGTGTAGATGACCATGAAATCATACAGGTCATACGAGCAATGGTAATGAGGCGAGTTTATGATTCCAGGGAGTTACCAGAAGAATTGTTGACTCAACTAACTGGTGATGAAGACATACCGCAACACGATAATATTTATTTGCCTCAAATTGACTTATTGCAACTTAGAAGATTCAACAATGCGTTCCTATGTGGTGGTGGCCAGAATGAGTGTCTTAAAGAAGTGCAACTTTTGATGAATGCACTAAACATTAAATATCGGATCATGTCTCAATTCGTGTTTTAGCGATCATCAATATACACAAGAACCCAGCGCCCCAATCCTTTTTCATTAGCTAGATCCAACACTTTTTTAACGGTTCCGCTTTGTGGATCTTTAAATGAATTATGATGGTCAAAAGTTGCAAAATCAACCATACAATAGGTTCCACCTTCGGGTCTTGTTGTGGAATCTCCTACTCCAGCATTTACCAGGACAAGTCTTTCTTGAGTTAAATCATATCCAATTGCTACAGTCCAGTGTTTAGTGAAAGGCACCATAACGGGGCGTCCATTAGCAATTGAGTTGACAATAAAAGTCAATCTATCTTCTAGTTTTGGAATCTCTTGATATTTAGCTTCCATATTAGGTGGCAGGTATCTATTTAGAACCGCAGTATTTCCTACTGGTGTAGTTCCATATTTGCTGAGTGATTCTGGATTCCTGATGCCTATTTGTTTTAAGTCCTCTCTTAGGAATTCTAATCCTTTATGATCTTCTTCGATGACTTCTTTAGACAATCTCGCCTCTGTGTATAATTGTCCCGTCATATGTTTTAATATATTCCGTACAGCGACAGGACCACAGGTAGTGCCTCCCTGTTGCGGGTATGCTTCAAAGTTTGTTAAAATTGCTTTGGGAGGTATTTCAGGTGGTGGTGGTAATTGTTGTTGTGTTGGTGGAGGCAGTTGAATTGGTGGCAATTGTATTGTTGGAGTATTTTCTTTTTTTTCTAAAAACACCAACAAAAATATGGATACACTAAGGAAAATGGCAAAGACGAAGATTTTGTTGTTCAT